CCAAACCAACCCGCTATCTTTGTATCATAATCTTTCACTCTTAAAACTTAAAGCAATGACAGCAACAACTAAATTTTTTGTTATTGCAGACATGGGGGAGATAACAATCTCCCAAGAGCCCACTTTCCCCTACGATGCGCAAATCGAATGCGCATCGCAAGCAGAAGCCGAGGCGATCGCCTCAGCTATGAAAACTGAAAGGTGGTACGTAAGTACCACCTACGGAACAACGTGGCTTGCCCCCGTCTCTCAGATGAGAGACGACTACTCGTACGATGGCCTTTTTTACGGTACGTACGAAGATGCGTGGCGGGAGTATCGCCGGCGAAGGGACGAGGAATGGGCAAATAGATAGAATTCAAAGCAAACAAACTATGCAAATAAACTTCGCTCACCCCCCGCACGAGTTGCGGGGGGGTGATTCTTGATCCAAGCAGGGGCGTTGAATATGTCATCATATTTGACGACCCAGAAATCGGCGTATATTCCAACGATCTTTATAGTTGGAATTATATATATGAAGAATCAGTTAAAGAGACTTTTTGGAGTCTCGAAAAACGGAACGCACTGCTGTATCAAGCGTACGGCAGGGATTTGTTTTTTGTAGAAAGTTCGTTATGATGCAACAAAATTCGGGAAGTCATCGCCTATTAGCCCAAAAGGTCTCTAATTAGAGACCTTTTTTTATTCCCGAAACCGCGCACAATTCTATGTCAGTCCATTGATCTCTTGGGATAATCTGTAATTAGATGATTGATATTTTGTAATATTTCTTTTTCATATATTTTATGTAATATTTTACAGTACCTATATTTTGGATTCTTTCTTTGAAATATCCACCCATTATCTAATAAATACTGTCTCATATAAGAAATACTTACTTGATTTTTTTTTGCTTGGTCATTAATAAACATCTGATCTCTAATTTGCCCGTTATTTCAATTCCACTATGGTACGATTACGAATACCCTGTTTGATTGATTGACCTGTAAATGCGCATACGGTATCGACATTATGGACAGGATCGGTAACCCAAACAGGGTCAAGGTGTTTGGCTATAAAGTTTATTGCGTGCATAATGAAATGAGGTGGCAATTCGCCCATTAATAACTTAGTTTTAGTTATGAAATACAATCTATAAGATTCTTAGCAATATCCTGAATAACGGGGACGGTTACGGAATTTCCAAAAAGCCCCGAAACTATGTTATAACTTCCCTTTAGTTTGAAAGAATCAGGAAAGCCTTGCAATCTTTTTAATTCGTTGAAAGTCGGATAGCGGAAAATTCCGTTTACATAAAAAACATTCATTGGATGACTTTTCATAAGACAAAAAGCAATATCCGACTCTTTAACAATTCTATATCCAAATCCTCCCCTATATTTTTTTTCTCTAATGAATTGATGTGGGTTGTTATTATAAAATGTATAAAATTCTTTACTAATTCTATCCGGCACTGTCTCTAAATCATCTGCTAATATATCTGCTATCGTAAAACTACTCTGCCGTTCGGGAAATTCAAAATCTACCTTTTCCCTAAACCCTACCAAATATATACGACTCCGATTTTGAGGAACGTAGTTTTTAGAATTAATTATTTTCCAATGAACATAATAACCAGCATCTTGCAGTAACGAAAGTATTTGTTCAAATGTTTGTCCCTTGTTAATTGATTTGAGGTTAGCAACATTTTCCAAAATAAATGCTTTCGGCTTTTTCACTTGCAGGATATTTAATATATTAAATATTAACGTTCCGCGCGCATCTTCAAATCCTAATTGTTTACCATTTGCCGAAAACGGTTGGCATGGGAATCCTCCGCAAAGAATATCAAAATCGGGAATATATTTAGGGTTAAATCGTGTAATATCTCTGTTTATAAATGTAGTCGGGAAGTTTAATTTATAAACCCTGCGTGCTGATTCGGATATTTCGGATGCAAAAACGCATTTGCAACCGAGATTTGATAAAGCTAAATGGAAACCTCCGATCCCCGCAAATAAGTCAATAAATGTTAATTTACGCATATGTTAAAACAGTTGGCTTTGGGTTGCATTATTAATCTGTGGTGCGTCGTTTTGCGGTTGGGTGAACTTACTATCGGTAAACAAGTTACATGCGTCTAAGAGACGTTTATTCGCTATTTCGACGTAATCAGGGAATAGCTCTATGCCGATAAAGTTGCGGTTAAGGCTCTGGCAGGCTAAGGCAGTAGCCCCACTACCCATAAAGGGGTCTAAGACCGTATCACCTTCGTTCGTATAACCGCCCAAAAGGTACTTGATAAGTTCGACGGGCTTAACGGTGCAATGCCCGAACCCCTGTTGGCGGGGATAGTAAAGGACAGTTGTGCCATGTCGCCAAGTGCGGCCTTTCACAGCAGGTGTTTTATACCCATCTGCGCCGATTGATTTATGCCATTCACTATTCAATAATACTCCGTCTCTTGAATAACTTTCATGTCCATACGTCTTTAATTCGTCTCTTTTCAAAACAGCAGTCGAAATCTTTTGTAAGTCTTTTTGTAAAAAAGCGAATATATATTCATGCTTTTGATAAGGTTTCATTGCCGACTGGCTCATAAGTGCGAAATGGTCTTTTACCCAAATATAAGTAAACCGCTCTCGGAAATAATCCGATGCTCTTTTATACATCTCCAAAGTCCCAAACATGAAAAACCACCCGTTAATTTTCAGCACCCGCCAAATCTCGGAATAAAACAAATCCCAATCAATACGACCGGGCTTGTCGAAATGTAAGCCCGTTGTTTCGTACGGTGGATCGGTAATAACTGCATCCACGCTCCCGTCGGGGATTAGGGGCAACAGATCAAAGCAGTTGCCTAAGTGGATTTTGTTTAGCTCGAGCATTGTCTCCGAATCTCCTTAATCGTTTCCGCATCAAAGTTACTTAATTCGTAATTCTGCAAATGCAAGCCGTTAACGTTTATATCAATCGTTGTTTCGTCCATGCGTTCAACCTCAAACGAACGCGTCGGCGATTCGCTTATCAGTTGCGTCATATCTTGCTGTAAAACATCGTGCGTTTGCACTGCTGATTGCACCAACGCCAATACCTCATTCAATATCCCTATGTTCAGTTGCGTCATGGCAACCAACGACGGAACGTCTTTCGATGCGTAACCATCATTTTGGATTTCTCGAATCGCTTGTAAGTGCTGATACATTACGCGCAGGCGCGTAATCATATCCACTACTTTAATCTGAAGCGATCCCAATTCCGCAAAGGATAGTGTTTGATACATCTGTATCTGGTCCGGTGTCAGAGGCGCGCTGATGGTTACGCGCTTGGGGAACTTTCGATTTATCGTAGGTCTCTTGTGCATAATCGAAACAATAGTTTATTTTGTTTAAGAATCTTTCAAAGGATACGGCGAATCGTTGCAAATCATCTATCAGTTCATATAACCACCATTCGCCTTGCGATTGATACAAACCTATGTTATCATCTAAGCACAACCCCCAATGTTGCGTAACATCGAATCCCGTTAATAGATAACGAAATGCGCATGTGCCTTTTTGAGAATGTTGCACGATTTGAAACGCAACATCATCACATATGCAATTAAAATCCGAGTCCCACTCAAGACTCGGATAATCAACATACAAACACTTAGCTATGTCAGAAGGGCAGATCATCTTTCGGAAACTCCTGCTGTGGTTGTGCTGTTGATCGCGGTTGCGATGCCGGCTCACTATTAGCGTTCTTACTACCTAACAATTGAACTTCCGTTGCGATCAACTGCAACTTGCCACATACCTCCCCGCTTTGAGATGTGTACGCATATACAGACGGCACACCATCCACATATACTTGCGTACCTTTCTTAAGGTATTGCGCTATCGCCGTATTGCCCGGCTTACGGAATAGGGTGCAATCCACCCAGACCGTCTTATCTTTGTATGTATGTGCGACAGAAAATTTGATCGCCATATTTTCGGGGTTGATTTCGGATACCGTAGCGTCCTGCCCGATATACCCGATGAGTTGCGTTTTTAGCATATACAAATATAGACTTAATATTAACCCGTGCTTAGCTATTAGAAAAAATTAATGTATCTTTTTCGAGTTCGTTTAGCTTTTCAATGGTGATTAATCCTTTATATAGCCATACCGATAGATAGGGATTTGTTACCATTATCTTAGGTTCATCGGTAAAATAGGATTCGGGTAAGTCTAAGGCTTTCGCCAACTTTGGCACGGTCTTTTCCAGCTTTGGAATACCGCTAAGTTCCCAAACGTATATCGTCGAGGCGGTTAATTCGCAAGCATTTGCTAATTCCCAAAAGGACATATCTCTATATAACCGTGCTTGTTTTAATCGGTAAGCCGTGATCTCTTTAATTGTCATTTAAGTAATCTATTACGGTTTGTTGAAATGTTTTATAGTCCCAAATTACTTCTACTTTGTAGCCCGCTTTCCGCAGTGTTTCATGTGTTGACTTTTGTTCATCCGATAATCTATTCTTAGTTTTCGGTGTCTTCAGTTCAATAAACAAGCCCGCATACAGCACCGGCTCCTCCCGTGTTTCCACGCCAAACAATTCGGGATGAATACGTACTTTCTTTTTCACATGAAAGATTGAAAGATCAGGAAAGCCTTTGTGATAACCGGCACGTTTCGCATTTGCGCCCCGAAAACCACTAACCTGATTAGATGTATGATTCAGCACAACATCCAATCCGTGCGCCTCTATGTATTCATCAAACCAATCGACACATGATTCATGTAGCACGCTTTCACTATCAGGGGCTGATGCAATGCGCGCCAATCTGTGATAGTCTTTCGGTGATTCGTATGTTTCTTGTTTCTGCACAGTGGTCAAAGGTTCGTTGAATAGTTCATGAAAAGGCTTGGTGGAAGGTACTAAACGTTCTACACCTGCCTTATTCCACACCTTCCGCCCGTACTTCCGTTTCATTTTTCTTGATTCCGTGTCGGTAAATAAATGAGTTAATCTGTGCCTCTGTTCTCCCTAACTTGGCGGCGATCTGTGTAGCCGGGATCCTGCCGTACCACTCTTTGATAAATGCAATATCTTCATCCGTATATGGGTTATTGGTTTCATAAGCCTTTTTTAAGCCAAATTTACGGGCTTTGGTTCTGATGGCTGTTATCGAAATATCATACTTGATAGCAAGTTCCTTTGTTGTGTAATTCGGATAATCCTTTTTGAATTGCTCCAATTCGCGTATATTCAAAAACTTGCGCGGACGTGCAAGCGTTAATCCTTTACGCAAATCCATTCTATCAATCATATATTCAACATGCCACCATTTTTTACTATCATTCAACAATGATGCGATTTGCCGAAAAGGCAGATGGGCATTAGCTTTTAATATAGCCAACTCTTCATCTGACCATGATTGCCGAACTAACCCTAACTTAGTAGCATACATAGAAACACAACTTTTTGTTATGTTTAACTCATAGGCTATTTCGGTTAGCTTCTTGCCTTCAGCGTACAGCTCTTTTAGCCGTTCAATTTTTTCCTGACCTATTGGTTTTCTACCCATGTTGTTTAATAGTTAACTTTGTGAATATCGTCGTCGTTATCGTCGTCTGCGTCTTTGAATAGCTCCCAAATCGCATCATACCCAATAACAGACACCATAAGAAGTATGGTTATGACGATACAAGCAAGCGATAGTCCCGCTATTGAAAGCAGGGATAGGAGTTGTTCTGTTGTCATGTGTTATCCCCTTCCCCTGATTTTTGTTTTTGCTGATATTCTTCTGCTATTTGACGCAACGCTTCGAAATAGGCACGAATATCTCTATCTGTTTTGCCAGCCATTCGTGCTACCGAATTGTGCTTTTCGGTCATTTCAGAAATGATCTTAGCTTGTCGCATAAGCAACCATGCGTTAGTTGCGCCGATTGCTAAGGACGCTGATAAGAATATATCTTGGATTATTTCTTGATAGTCCATAAGGGTTATTCGGTGGTAAGTTCTTTGATTCGTTTGGACAATTCAGATTCGCGCTTGAGGTGCTTTAAGGAGCTATCAACGTGATATTTTCGTAAAGCAAGGAGGGCATTAAGCTCGGTTTCGTGAAAAGACTCTTTATAAACGCCGTCGGTTTTGTAAATTAATTCATATCTCATTTTTTGGATGTGAAATGAATTAAACATCCAATCCTGTGCCTTGTAAATAGTATCGTTTATGTAATCAACTACCCACATGATTATCTCCTTATCAAAGCCAAAGCCAACAAAATAACCAAGATGCCCGCGCCAATTCCAACCCACTTCGCCCATCCGGGCATCACTTCCACGCGCTCGGTTTTGACTTGCGTCCGTGTCTCGATACGATCTTTGCCTTTGATTCGCACCGTATCGCGCGGGCAAATGGATTCCACTTTAAGCGTCGAATCATTCACCCAAAAGAAACGCACGTCCGATCCTTTGACTTGTGATTTTCGGTAACGATCAATGATACGATTAATCGTTAATGTGTCACGTTGCATCACGGGAACAAATGAAACGACCGTATCAGAATCAGTGATAACGGTTGTGTCCCGGTATTCGACTGTTCGTGTCAAGGTGTCAATGCGTCCGCAATGCCCGTACAGGTCGTTGCATCGCTGAAGTGAGGGACGGCAGGCAAAAGCCGTCCCAATGGTTAGGAGGGGGAGGATGTGTTTCATTTCGATTGATCGGATTGAAGATGTGCAAAAGGTGTAAGATTATCTATTTCTTCCTGTGTCATATTGATTGTTGTTTAAGTTTTTGGATTCGGTTTTGACAGTCAGTTAGTGCATTGTAATAGCCTTTCGGTCTAACTAAAAAACCGGAATATTCTTTTTGGTGTGTTTTTATACCCGCCAAAATATTCGTTAGTTTTTTTTCAATAACTTCCTCCGCCTCCAATTCCGTCGAAAATTTCGGGTCTCGGATGTCGTGAACGTCGGTTTCTTCGACCGTCCAAGTGTCATATCGGATTACGTAAACGGGCATATTAATCTTGCGGTTCTTTTGTTAATTCGTAAACATCTTCCAAAAATTGGAGTTGATTTTTAAGCCATTCTTTTCTTGTCGAATATGCTTTTTCAATCATTTCTCCCTTGTCAGTGCAAAACTCATCCTCATATATCGTAATGGACGATTTCTCCCAAGTTTTTGCCTGTAAAACATAAGCCCACTTATCTTTTACGCTAAAGTACCGATTGGTAACAAATAATTCCAACGGTCTTAAATAATGATCCGTTTCCTCGGTATCAGTTAATTCGCCCCAGTCATCGCCCAAAACGCCGAGATGTACGTAACAAATTTGTCCAATACCATATTTTGGTTCTGGCTGTGTATAGGGATAGGTTTCTAAATCGAATTCCTGCATAAGTTATCTATCAATAATTTTGAACGTTCCGCAATGAATCAGTTTACGTTGTGATGCGTTTCCGTATTCGGCATATAAACATCCGTTTTCGCTTGTTAAGGCAAGGCAATACACTTGACGAGTTTGACCGTCTTTCAGTTGGTAATAGTACCACCGCTTTTTAGGTGCGAAATCGGAGGCGTAATATCGGTCGTTTTCGATCGGCGAATACCGGACGGGTTTGGTGGTTTTGCATCCCTGCACCAACCACAATGCAAGCACCAAGCCCGCAACTTTGCCGACAGCATAGCCGGCGGATCGGAGGATGAATTTAATTTTGGTCATTTCTGATAACTTTTAGGTTAATCCCTCCTCACTATCCCACTCTTTTCTAAGCCTATCTATACCATCAGCAACTTTTTGAGATAAGAGAATTCTAACATCTCTATCCTCAATTACGAATTGCGTTACCAGTCTGCAATAAATGCGAAACAGGTCAGACTGAGCGGAAAATATTGCATGAGCGCACGCATCTTGCCGATCCTTAAAATGCGCCTCAATACAGGCATCAAAAAAATTCTTCACCTTGTCTAAGGTATATATAGAATAAGCGATCATGTCTCGATCGCTTATCGGATCAGCTTTTAGTTGTTCTTCTGTCTTTTCCATATAAGCAATACTTAACTATTACAGAGAGGGGAATCAAAACCACTGTAACCACATGGATATGATACGTGATTAAGATAGGTTTCATGGTTTATATTCTCCTTCCGATTGAACTGCAAGCCCAATAGATGACCTGCGATAGATGTTCCTTCCTTGACTACCATCTTTATTAATAGTGCGATATTGTACGAATGGGGAAGCGTCTGGCAAACAAAACCGAGTCTCAAATGCGAGTATTACAATATTTCGATGTGCGTTAGTGTACTCTTTGCCTTGCTTGTAAATATGACCAATTTTCGGCAATACATCTTCCTCTTGCGCTATGGTAAGATAATCCTGATACGCCTGCATCATCGTATCGTGTGCATCTTTTACGCGTTGCCACGCTTGTTCTGTTTTTTCTGGCATAACTTAATTGTCTTAACTTAATCTTCTAAAAGTTGATGTCTTAGGTTGCGCATGAGTTGCTTTCGTGCGCGCTTGAATGAACGACGCATTGCGTAGTATTCATAACGAAAATGTGTCAAAAACTTACCGCCTTGCCTCCATGTAATTCCACATGACTCATGTGCCTTGCGGTTCGTAGCACGCTTTGATTTATGCCGTCTCCAATGATCTATCTCGTTTTTGTCTCGATAAATGTACTTAGTTTCAGCTAAGTCAATGTCTTTTTTATACATCGTTCACGATCTCCCAATCGTCTGCTTTAAGGTCTTCTAAAGTAAATCTTGCTTCATCCCAGCTATATTCGCTGGGGTCTTCATCAAGACAATATGTAATATATGAATGATTGAGGTCTTTAATGCTATTTTCTTCATTTGATCCAAACATTAAAAAATCGCATGTATTTGTATTAAATGAAATTAATTCACCTATAGACTTACGTCTAATAGACTTCCCTTGCTCCAAAGCCTCTATGATTTCTGGTGATGTTAGTTTAGCCATGACATTTCCAAAAGTGATTATTTGTTTAGTGATCCCCGCCCCAGATTCTAATCCTTGCATATGATAGTTCATAAAACTATATAACGAACCAAAACCATCCTTAATGAATAGTTCGCGTAAAGGTTCGTCCTTTAGTTCAAACCATGTACCATCGTCTCTTTTAAGGTAGCACAGCTGTTGAATTTTAGCATCGTGGAAATTAATGTCCTGCAAAGACAATATTTCAGCCGTACCAAGATACCTTTGCTCACCTTGATACCGGTTGCCGAGATACACTTTCAGAACCCCACCAACTTCATTTTACGTATGTGTACCAAACCGAGCAGATCAATCATTTTTCGCATGTATTGTGGACGTTTACTGCCATCATCAACCACACTACAAAGATACAACACCAATTTAAATCAATAATGTTTTTTTTTGTTAAATAATATACATTGACCCCTATTCATTAACATTTATTTTTTCACGGTTTTTAACTTCATGTTAATGCTGTATTGTAAATACATTTGAGTACTTTTCTTTTTCTACTTTTTAATCGGCAGAAAAATTGAATAGTGAAAAAGGGGTGTTTTGAAATTGACGTAAGAAGGTTTATACGCTTGAATGAAAAGTGTTAAAAAAGCGGGGTTTATCACGCCCCGCTTTCCGAATGGATGTATGAGAAAACATTTAATCAATGATGCCATGACGCAAGTAAAATGCCATGTTGTAGACTACCCAATTGTAATACCTATTCATTTCTGCTGGTGACCAATCGTCTATCAAGTCGTGTCCGAAATCGTCTGCCGGGGTAAAATCTTTGTGGTAGTGATCCGTAAAGTAGATGAACTTGAATCGCGCATAGGAATCGCCTTTGGCATTGATCGGGAAGTTCGTACATAACGACATCTTGGGGGCTTGGTCAAATGGGATCGTAAAGATAGGTCGGTGTTTCTTTTCGACGGTGAAGTCAGAGGTTACTTTCGTGAAGAGGGATTGCAGATCGAAATCGGGTTCAGCATCATCAAAGCAGATATGCCGGGTGTCCCAGTCAATATCCTGAAATGCAAACGTAGAATCGGGATCATATCTATCTTTGAGGTTGGTTTTTGCGAAGACGTTGATGGATTGATATAGGAATATCCCTTTACCATTCCTGCCCCGTGCTTCACCTTCCTTGATATGTTTATCGGTTGCGATGATGCAATAGGCGGATGATCGGCGTTTGTAGTTGTGGATAAGGTAGGCGTGGGCGGTGATGAATCGTTCGTAAGCGTCGCCCGAAATGTTGCGCGTAAATCGCTCAAATTCGGCTTGCCTTGATTCGTCATAGCTTAATGGGGTGTAATTACCAGCAATGAGCTGTGAACGCCAAATTGGCGCATTTAGGGCGGTATAATCGCGCAATTCGGGGATGGTGTCGTGGTCGGCAAGGTCGGCATCTATTTCTATCCATCCGTTTTTGAAATAGAAACGTGCTTTGTTGCGTGTGTCTCGGAGTGTTTCGATTTGGACGTGCTTTACTTGCTTCAGTAGTTTAAGATCAAAGATAGACTTTGAACGTAAGTCGATCAAATCCTTAACCTCATGCCCATAGCTTGAAACATGGTCATTCGTAAGCATGCGGATTTGATCTATGGAGAATGGTTCGGCGATCATGTTTTGGATACGGACTAATTGTAATTCGTCCGTACCTTTAGGCATGTATACACAAACGCCTTTTGAATCCAACCATCGAATAAATCTACCGATGTTTATAACGAGATTGCCTTTATCGTTAGTCTGCCAAAATACGCCGACATCGTTTTTGTCTGACGGCATGATCTCTGGTTGCCCTGTTGGTGTTTCGGTAATGGGTGTTTCCATAGCCTTGATGATTTGCTTTCGTGTTTGTATGTTGATTAGAAAGTCGGCAAGATCTAAATTCGTTTCGCTGAATTGTTCTAAGATGTTTGATACGTTGATGGGTGATGTGGTGAGTTGCGATAGTTTATTTGCACGATCGCACCATTCTTTATATTTGCCCGTGTCCGGGAAAAGGGTTATGTTCTTATCTTTGATTGCGGTTATGGCTTTGATAGTCAATCCCGATGCGCCTCCGGATGCCATCCATAGGTATTCGGGAAAGAATAAAGATGCGATGATGGCAGTCTTTTCGGATTCGACGATAGCGATCGGTTTGTCATCAAATTGATTAATCAAGTGTTCCCCGAAAAACGAAGACATAGGTTCAGTATCACTGATGCTCAATAGCTTATGAACCCAATTGATCTGCATGGGTATCTTGATACGCTTTCCGTCCGCTCCGTATCCCATGACTTTACCCGAAACGATGCGGTTATGTTGATCTATGCGCCAAAAAACCACGTCATTTTGATAGTGTCCGTATGAACCTATCTTGTATTTGATGATGGTTTGGGCGATGGTATCGGCAAATTCGGGGAAGGTCTTGAATAACCAGCGCGAAAAGGTAGAGGGCTTGGATGCGGTGCGGGCGAGGTGGGATTCGGGGATGTATTGCTGTGCGGGCTGGGGTGGAGGTACGTGCTTATAGCCTTTATTGGAATACCCATGTTTATATGGATTCATGTGATACCCACACTTATTAACCCGATTGCATCTTCCAAATTCGGATGCGATAAGTTGTGAGGTATTGTTATCTATATACCGCTTATATTCTCGTTTACCGCAATTTGGGCAAATATGTTTTGCTGTTCCTTTTTCAAGGTCGTACCTAAATCCCATACACCCATGTAGTTTAATAAGCCCCTATTTTGTAGGGGCTTGATAGGGCTGTAAATTTAGCGGTTTTTTGAAATATTCAGGATTGTAATTCGCATGGAATCGCACATAGGTGCGGTATTTCTGTGCTACGTCCCAGACGGCGGGATAATATTGCCATGTGTTTTGCGTCAGGGAATAGACGAAATTGTCCCGCACCCGGATTTCACGGTCCAAACTATCTTTGATATGATAGTATTGCCGATTAAGCGCGATAAGTTGCGCTTCAGTTTCGGCTAATTCTGCCTGCCAATCCCGTTTCAGTTGCAGGTTTTCATTTGCAATGCTTAAAGCATTGCCGATACCGAAAGAAAAAACGAATATTGATATGGCAAGCCATGCCTTATCTTTTAGGTCTAAATGGTTCATAATCAGGGATTTGGTTAAAGTCTTTTGCGATAGGTAGCTGTATCAATGTCGTATCGCTAATCTTTTTAGGATTAACCATATTTACCAATGTCGAATAAGCAAATATAGCATTTGGGTCTTTTGAATCAAGCCACCCACTTAATGTTTGTATTGAATGTGAAATCGTTGTTCTATCCCTATCAAACAATAAGGCTATTTCTTCTGGCTTGAGTTTATAAACATGATAGAGATAGTATATTACCACATATTTAACAAGCATGTATCGATACCCTCTGTGCTTACTAAAAAGTAATTCAGGTTTATAGTCATGTATGATCTTTTTTGCAAGATCGTGGCATAATCGGTTTGCTTTGATTTTCAGAAAGGCGATTTTCTGATCTCCAAAACGCTTTGCAGTTGACTGATTTCGTAAAGTTTCCATGTTTTGATTCCGCCGGATTTCATTACTTGAAAGATTGTTAGTTCGTTGGATACATCATTACCGTTCACGCGTAATAAATGCGCGTATAATGATAACTGCATAGCGTACTTAGTGCCATAACTGTTTGTGAGTTCATGAAACGGATGCAACATACTATTCCCAAACACTGTTTGAAGCGACGGTTCGCGTCCGGTTTTGAGATCACCAACATACCACATGCCATCTTGATACCAACACATGTCAAGCGTTCCTGCCAAACCGATTTCGGGATCGCATAATTGCACCTGCAACTGCATTTCGGGATAGCGTGCTTTCATGTCTTGAACTTCACGAATAAAAAATTCTTGATAAGATTTGCGAGTAAACTCCAACTTTTCGGGTTCTTCACCCATGTATGCAGTTTGGAATAAAGCGTCTATCCGGTTGCCAAAATCCATAGCCTTGCGCGAAGTTTCATCCCGCATCGCCCATTTTTCTTGGGCGCGTTCATCCGATTTAAAAAGCAAGCGATATTGTTCATATGTTACTTCAGGCGTATAAGAGCGTATGAAATCGCTTACTGATTGCAATTTTACGCTCGAATCCAAAGGATACACATAGGTGTGTGTATCCTTAAAGAACTCGACGGGATGTATCTTATTGACGAGCATTAACAACCTCCTTTACTTTTGGATGTTCTAACAAGCGATTCTCGTATGTGCTAAACGTTTTCATCAGATCAACCAACGCCATATCTGAATTGGTTATCATAATTGCGAGCGTCTCCGCTTTGACTGCTATTTTCTCTAATCCACTCATTAACGTTTTAACGAGCGTTACCTCATCAGGGTTTTTAGCAAACCATGCCTCGAATTTTGCGAGCATTTCTTTGTCCGCAAATTGCCGAAATTCCGCCAATTTTTCGAGTGCAGGTGCGGAGTATTGGGGCTGTTGTGTGGGTTGGGGCAGTAGTAATGGGGTGGGTTGCTCGGCTACTGAAGGTTTAAAATCAATACCTTCCTCACACCATTGCCGTAGTTTTTGCCCGTGCTGAATATTGATACGGTCATATAAAGTTTCAAATACGCCAGTATTGTCTTTTTCGGGACGCGCAATATGATCTAAGTCTATGCGCAAATGTACATTTAACTCATACTCTATTCCCTCCCGAAAATCCTCTTTGAGACCTACTTTTTTAGGGGACTTGGTAGTACGTCCCTGTGCGTTTACAACATCCTCAATTACGTATTCAGATTTTACGCGAGATGTTAATATGATGTGTATATCAGATTGAATGATGGTGTTAATAAGCAACTTCCAATCCGGTGATACCTTTTTCCATGCGTCAAATGTACCACCGAACGAATCCTTTTTCTCTAGGATACCACCTTCGCCCTGCCAAAAAGGCGTTATAGAATCGAAGATAATGACTTTGAAACCAGCGTTAATACTTTCGTTTACCGCTTGTGCAAAGCGTTGTGCGCTAAAAGGTGCGGGAAATTCTGCGTATTTATATTTCCCTTCAGAGCCAAACAAATTAGCCGTGATTTCACCGCGATTTTCGGTATCTATCAACAGAATTTCTTTGGGAGAATCACACAAACCGCGCGCAATAAGAAGCGCGCCTGTCGTTTTGCCACTTCCCGAAACACCGGAAAGTAGCATTTTGGTTTTGACTTTATGCCGAACGGCATCACGTATTTGAAGTAACATATGTGTTTGAGGTTTAAGAAAACGCGTCGGGAATCGAACCCGAACCCGCCCTGTGCGACGCGTCTTATCAAAAATCACTACTTCTTTTTTGATTCTTGATTTTTTGAATTATCTTTGCGAGTTGAACGTTCCTGCTGTGAAGCAGTGTTAGGTTGAACACCTATTCGGAGATACATAGCCTCCGTGATGGTTGGGGAAAAGAGTTCCCCGTAAAGGTCAGACATGCGATTTTTTTGCTTTAAGTTTAACGTTTGGAGAAGGAGGGGCTTGCGCCCCTTTTTTATTAATCTTCGACAATGGTTCTTGCAATTAAGTCCCTGCGTAATTCTAATGCCTTGCGTGCGAAAGGCACGAGGTTATCCCCATCGCTTTCTTTTTTGTCCCATGACCACACATGGTTATATACAAGTTTTACCATATGATCGGGTAATGGGTACATAATGTCCCCTGCATTTGTGAGTTGCTCACAAATAAAAACAGGATTCATTTCGGGTGTTAAATCAATGCCGTGTATGACGGCATTATCCTGCGCTTCTTCTATGCACGACGATAGGAACGAATCCCAGTAAACATGCTTTTCACAATAAAAAACAAGCACAGGTTCGGTTGTAAATACATCATCGGTATCGATAGGTACGAGTGCAAGGAATAAGTCTTTATTTCTAACGCATTCATAAATCTCGGACTGCGTTTTGGGGATAGAGGCAAAGGTAAGGAATGAAGGTATGTTTTCGCGTGGAGTCATTTGCTTTACTTTAAGTTATTGACACAATATTATAAAATTAGTGGATAACCCAAAGGTTAAGATTCTATAAATTGGGCATTCGGGTTAAACATGAATGTATCATCTAACCAATATTGGTAGTCATAAGACACAACTAATTGGATTTCGCCACGTTCTTCCGCCCGCTTGACTAATTCGCGCAATTCAAATAGCGCATCCTCTTTCTTATTAAGATACACATTGCAGTAAGAATCTTCATCTGTCAAGCCGACGGCAGAATATTCAAGCATTCCGTAACCGTTGTGATCGCAAAAGTATGCACGACCGTCAATTTTACGGAAGTAAATATAACTATCCGTCTGGTCAACCCATACCCGATAGACTTCCGTCCCACGTTCCTTTTCCATCTGTGCGAGGGGATCAGGGAAAAAGGGATTATGTTCCCCGTCTTTCGGTATATAGTCTATAAAGTTCTTATTCCGGGTGCTATCCAACTCCATGACGTAAGCACAACCGCCCCACCATTCATAAGTAAACGCGTCAGCGGGTAGGGGATTGCCTTTGCGGGGTTCGTCATTGCCGATAAAGCTAAATATGTATGATGAACCGTTTAGATAATAGGTTGCGTTGGGGTCTATGATTTCAGGGATGTTAACTATTTCGTTACTGTCCCTATTTACCGGCATGGCGACGTGCTTATAATCCGCTTTTTCGCCTGACATTTTTTCAAGCCGGTCTTTGATGAGGGCTATTTCATTGCGGTAAGATAAAGAAGATAAGACCTCCGGGCATCCTCTTGCCACATAGTCCCTCACCAACGCCTGCAAAAACTCACCGATCCCGCTATGCCCAAAATGCACTGCAAATTCCTTGCACGCATCCAATAAATGCTCTTGAAATACAAGCTGTGTCTTGCGATTTCTGCCCGGTTTAGGCGGTCTGCCCACCTTTCGAGACCCTGTTTTTTCCATTTCCTAAGTGTTAAAATTTGGATTTAGAACCTGTATTATGTACTTATGTAAAATTAAGAAGTACATAACTAAAACCACACTTTTTTAACATAGTTTTAGATACCAAAATTACACTTAAAGTGTAATAATAGTATGTTAAACTAAACTAAATAACGCCTCAAATGTTACATGTTTGTTAATTTACATTTGAATAGGTAGTCAAATGGAATCGAAGTATTGAAAGTATTGTCATTAATGTATTTCACAATACTAACAGTTTTTAAGTTAAATAACGGGGTATTGTTTTTAACTTAAATCTAAAATATTGTTATGGATTTTGGGGAGGTTGGGGTAATAAAAAACTCGCCGGGGAGGCGGGCTTGGTGTTTTTTATCGAAAATACAGCTTTCAAACTTGGCAGGGCGAAATTGTAAAACCGATGTTCCGGCGTTTGGTGCGGGAATGCAATACAAAGTCACGCGTTATTCCGAAACCTGCAATAGGCAAGCAATAAAAAACCCACCTTTTTAGGGGTGGGATGGATGCCGGGACAGAGGGATTAGCAAGGAAAGGCAAAGATACAAAATTCCTACGATATTCCAACACTATTTTTAATTAACTGATCGGCAAATTCATCTGAAAAGGGGTTGATAAACTTAATCGCTAATTCCGTTGCCGGTTCAACGAAGGGACGGGCTTGGATACCACGTTTGCGGATGGCTTGCCGGATCGCTTGCACCATTTGTTCCCGAGTTTGCCCCGCGCGCGGTTGTATCTTATAACGTATAGCCCAAAGGTAGATAGCGGAAAATGGTGGCATATGCCCGGGCTTCGTACCACGATCTACGAATAACCAATAGAAATTCGCCAGTAAATTGATGCCATCATCGGTAAGTTCCGCCTCAATACTATTAAATAGGTTGGATGATGCAAGCGAATTACGGTTGGGGTCATTACGCGTTGCTGACTTAACCAAGGCGAACCGCGTTACCGATTCTAATTCCTTAGCGATTTGAGAAAGGTATATGCGTTTAGCGTCGCGTGGGGGGAGGCTTAGTAAGTCTGCCATTAACAAAAGTCTTTAAGTATAAACCCGGCATCAAATAAATCCGTACACCCGTTCCAATCCTGCCGTCCACTTAACCGCAAGTCCAATGCCACACCAACAAGATCATCATTAAACACATTTTCCATTGTTACGCCACCAATGTCATTTATTAACTGCCATTCAATCGGAAATGTACCCAATTGTGTTAATTGAAACAAGATTGATTCAGCTATCTTTTCACATTTAGATATTTCTTGATACTTCAACAGTTCCTCTGTGCGTTCCGTAACCGTTGCCGGATTCTGCCTGCCATACTTAGATAGTACCATCAGTGTAAATGAACACGTCTTAATGCCCTTATCCGTGTAATTCAGCAATATTGGGAATTGTAAATATAAACGTGCTGACACATCTCGCGCACGGTCGTTAGTCTCGTACTTATCTCCATATTGAAAACCATTCAAAGACTTATGATTTTCTGCAATGTACTTAAATAGATTGATAACATTAAGTACGGTCAATGGTTTATAGTTCATTATAGTTGACTGTTTGTATCAATAACTCTTACTCTATTCTGTGCGGTGTTAATATCGGACACGGAAACAACTGCATCAACGTTCACGATTGGTTGCGTGTTACGTGTTAATTCGTTCTGTGCTACGGTTGTTAATTGATTTGTAGTTTGTTGCACGGCGGACGATGGCGCAAGCGATAGAATACCACCATCGGCAAACTTACGAACCGGCGTTAGATTGAAGTTTGTTTGCGAACCTTTGGCAATCAGGTCTCTTGTAACGTCTGGATTACGAGCGACCGCTTTGGCAGGAATGATTGCTTCACCGCCTTCTGCCTCAACCGGTACGCGCCCGCCAACCAATATAGGTATGCCCCCTTGTTCATGCTTTGCGCCTTGCAAAATCCCACCGGACTTCATTTTTTTGGCATTGACAAAGTTACCTTTATCGTCAATCAAACCACCTTCGCGTGCAGGTTCGGGCGTTGCTATGATCGCCGCTACCTGCGCCGCACCCGCAGCACCAATAGCGATAGGTAGGATCGTATTAACAGGGAACGGAGCGGCGAGTGCTGATGTGATACCTAAGGCGGTATTAATAACGGCTTGGGTGATACTGATAACCTTTTGCCGGCGTGCCGATTCCTTTTCAATTTGACGCTTGCGTTCCTCTAATGCAATCTTTTGTTGCTCGAAACGTTGCTTCTCTTGCTCTTGTGTACGTATCGCACTTTGCAGTCTTTCACGTTGCGTTTGTTCATTATTTAGCTGTGTCTTCAGTGCCTCGAAGTTAGCCCCGCGCGCATCATTCAACTGCTGTTCAAGTGCTTTTATGTTCTCTAATGCTCTATTAGAAAATTCAGTTAACTTATCAATGCGCTTTTCTGTTTCTTCTACTTTTTTATCAATTTGCTCAACTTGTCGATTAATAGATGCAACCTGTGCTTTCTCTAAATTGTCTAATAATTGCAGTGCGTTTTGTACCAACTGCTGAAAATTTGATTGAATGCCCCCTGCATAACCGGATAATGAATTACCAAATTTATCTTTGAATTTATCTAAGAATGAAGATATACCATTTGTTAAAGCGGATTCTAAGGGATTCGCAACATCCTTTTCGATCGCCTGCCGTGCCTCATCGCCAAGTTCTTTAATGCCTTTTTTAGCTTCTTCCGTAGCTTCATCCGTATTGATCTTAAAGTCAACCTCAATGTCTGCCTGCTGTGCTTCAATCAATTTTAACTGATTCTGCAATGCTTCACGTCTTAATTGATCTTCCTGTGTCAATAATCCCAATTCGCGTTCCTTCGCATTCAACGCGACGATTTCAAGTTGCGCTGTCTGCCGTTCCGTTTCTAAGATACCTAAACGAGCATCCCTTTCTTGCTCTAATTTCTTTAATTCCTGTTCTTGTGTTTCTAAAATCAACCCCCGACGTTGCTCTAATAGGTTGAGTTGGTCATTCAAATAGAACGTTGATTGTTGTTGCAAATCTATCGAGTCTTGGATTGCTTTGAGTTCCGCGTCTGCTATCTTGCCCTGTGTGTCTGCTAACTGTTTTTGCAATTCCAATTCCTGTCGTTCTGAATCTATGATCGCTTGATTCGCCCGAACTTGCCGATCAATTCCGCGCAACCGTGCGTCTGTCGTTTGTAAGGTTGTTTCTATCGAAATGCGTGCGCGTTCCCTTTCAATCTCCCGTAACCGTGCTTCGTTTTGTTCCCGGTTGGCAGTGTCGGCTTCGAGTAGCTTTTGCTCTGCATCCAACGATTGTAATCGCAAACTTTGAATCGTGTTAATGCGTTTGATTTCAGAATCAATGGACTCATTGCCAAACATGATGGCACGGTTTAATAGCCTTTGTTCATTCTCGATTTGGAAATCAACGTTGGCTTTATTCAATTCAAAGATGAACTTTTGTCTTTCTGTTTCTAAGGCAACGGATTGATTATTGAAGTCCCGTTGAATAGCTAACTTACGTAGGTTAAATTCTTCAGCCGTTTTGAACTCCCCGCCACGCCGTTGCAATTCTAATTTCTGCAATTCGGCATTAAGGTTTGCTTGTATCGCTTTTTCTTTGTTGCCAAACGAATCAACGGCTTCTAATGCTTTCTGTTGTGCCTGCAAACGTAGGTCAACTAATCCGATCTGATCTTGTATGGACTCCTTAAATGCGTTGTTTGCTTCATCTATAATAGACTTTTGAACTTGCGTAAACGTGTTTAATTGGTCTAATACTTTTTGGTTTACCTCCCCGCGTGCATCCACTACCTTTGAAATCTCTTTGATCTTTTCCTTATTGCCACTACGTATAATAGCAAGTTCCGCATCTGTCAGGTCGTTTTCCAATTTCAACCGCTCTAATGCGATAGCCCGATCCTCTTGTAATTGTGCCACCCGGATAGCCCGTTCCGCGTCAGATGTTGCCCGAAACCCGCCCAGCGTTGCCTCTGCGATTTCAGATGCGTTCTTAGTTGCTTGATTCAGTGCCTCCCGTGCGTCTAACGCCCGCAACGCTCTTGATTTATCGAAACCCTTTTTGAATCCCCCCGCTATCGTATTGCCTGCCTTTTCCGCCACTTGACCCAACTTATCAAACTCTTTTTGTAGTTTGGTTGTTTCAAATCCTGCGCCAACAGCGTTTAGTGCCGTCTTGACAGCATCTAAAGGATTTAATATATAAGTAGTTACGACTGATCCAAATTGTTGGATGACGGCTAATATTTGATCGAAGTTATTGATAGCCGTCTTTGTAGCACGTCCAACGCCTGCGAATGAATCAATGACAAAGTTAACAGCGTCCCCAAGTGGTTTGAATTTTCGGGATAATGCCACAACGACTGTACCTACAATCGCCAATGCCGCTAAGATTGCACCGATCGGATTAGCCAATAGGGTTGCCCATAACGCTTTGAGTCCTCCGCCCGCCGACTTGCTTGCCACATCCACCCCCTTTAGCCCTGCCGACAATCCGCCTTGCGCCGACGCATTCGCTATTGTTGCGCCCGTGTTTTCTGCCAATGCCTTGTTTTCCAACGCCAAGCCCGCTACCTTTTTCGCTTGATTAGCAAGGCGAATGGTGTCTTGGATTTGCTGAAAAGCCGAGACCGCCGCGAGCGTTTGTTGTAATACCAACAGCGATTCCTGCGCGCCTTGTGATTCGCCGGCAAACGATGCCAATAATCCCGCAGACGTCCCAAACGCCGATAGTGCCGAATTACCTAAGTCCTTAAATAGTTGCTTTTGTTCAACTGCCGACTGTGATACGAAATTCAGCCCGATGTTAACATCATCTAAACGTTTCTTAATCTGTGAATATTCAGCTGTACCGACCGGTATTTTCCGCAACTGCAATTCCAACTGTTCCGCCTCCGCCCGCAAAGCCCCCAGCGAACCCGGCGGAAATATGCCTTGTTTTGCCTGTGCCTCTAAGTCTTCGACTTCAAAGCGGATCGCTTGGATTTGCTGTGCGATTTCAGCCTTTTGAAATTCATCATTCGCTAACGAATACGCTGCGGTAAGTTGTTGAATCTTAACCTCTAAACCTTCGACCGAATTACCCACCTGCCCTATGCCCTTAAAGCCCAACCCGATCGCCTCACCTTCGAGGGCAAATGCCTGTAATTGTTTCTTGCCCCGCTCGACAATTACATTTAGTTTGTTAAATTCATCCGAACCAATCTTTACTTTTTTAAGTGCCTCTTCCGCATTCTTAACCTGCGTTTCTATTTCCTCAATCGTACCCAATGTACTAAGTACGGATGAATCTATATTGTTAAAAGCAGTAACCGCTTCATCATCAACGGATGAAAAAGTATTCGCTACGGCTTGTGCTTGTATGTTTGTTTCTTGTAAATCATCATTAACCTGCCGGATGGCTTGTCCCGCATCGGAATTATTGATCTCCTTATTCAGTTGCACGATGGCGTTACGGGTATCTTGAAAGACCTTTTGTAGGGCTTGATATTCAGCCGTCCCCGCGTCTGCCGACTTTAATTGTTCCTCTAATTCCGTCGCCCGTGCCTCTAATTCAATTACCGCCTGCCGTGCTTCTTGTAGGGATGCAAATGTTTTTTCAAAGCCTTCCGCTTGAAATTTAATGATGATGTTACGTTGTGCCATTTTTTTTGCTATATTTGTGGCACTTAATATAGCCGCATAGTGGATATGCCTGCGGACGAAATAACCGCAGGCTTTTATTTTTTAATCAACTTGACCTTGACCCGTTGGGGTTGCGTGGGATCAAATCCCGAAATTTCCTTCAAATAAAAGATCACCCCATCATACATAATAGGACGATTGATTTGCATTTGGCGATAGTCGAACGCCGTCATTAATACCTCAGCCTCCGCCTCATATCCTTTCGATAGATCATAGTAATACGACTTGTAATATTGATTCTGCAAACCATCATCACCCGCCCATCCGAGCGGAATAGTGTAGGGTTGCCCGCCGGAAAGCGGATTTGAATTAAAGTCTAATTGTATGAACCATCGTAGTTTAGTGCTTTGGTTTTGAAATCCCAAAGGTATGTTGTTTAGATCAAAGTAAACACAATTCATGCCGTCATTAGGATCATCCGAAAACGGGATCACTTGATCTAATTGCAGTAATCGTGGTTGGTAAGCATAAGACGGGGATCGTGTTTCATTCAAAGGTGTTTTCAAATCATCCGCCGATGCCATATGCGGGACACGTAATTCGTTGATAGTAACATAATTAGGGTTGACAAAATCGTTAATGTTTTGAGACCTAATGACCGCAAACGGGCGGAGTTCGGTGGAGGCAAAAACACCGGAATCAATTTCAGCCGTCCCCGTCGCTTGCGAAACTTCGGTATCAAACGTTAAATCATAGTTACCGCCAAACCTTTTCGTTACCTCATCTGAAGTGTCTTTCTTCCAAACGTATTTATATATTCTACTTATGTCGGGTGGGCTTTGTACAAAGGTTGATCGATTTGTTTTTTCGGTGATGTCATAAGCGGTTGATTTAGGCAGGAAAAATTCACCGCCCGGCTCAAGATAAACAACCTTAGCTTTTTCATCAATATATAGGTATAGATTAAAGAGTGAAAGGAAGGATTTGAGATAATCTATTTGCGGAATGTCCGGCAGGTTTTGGGCAACTTTGAGATCATACCCGAAACGATCTCTTTCCGGTGTTGTCGGCAAATCCACAACGCTTGCGGATATGTACAATTCCCTGATTGACAAATAAGTGTCTACCAACATATCGCCCAATAGTGCAGGGTTTCCGATGAGTGGGCTGGCGAAGGCTGACGGGGGCGACGCGTATGGTAAAAAGCGTGGATCAATAACTATGTTTTCAGTTTCAAACAATTTATAAAATGTAGCCAACCCTATCCAAAATACTAACCTATCGCCCTTCTTTAATTCGACTGTAAATTCATCCGCGAAAGCTGTCCCGTTTGGCACTCCTGTTAGCCGTGTAAAATACAATAGGTTTTCGTTTATTTGATTGTTGTCAATGGTTTTGCCGAAACATAGATTTGATGGTATTTCGCCCGTGAATCGTGTACATCCAAACGCGCGTTGCGTCAACCCCTGACGAACAACATCGCCTGCCGGCAAATTCGCTTCCACAATAAAGGAATAGTTAAATGTATATACACCATCGACGGGTATGGTTATGATACTCCATTGCTTGTTGGGCGTTGTGTAGATACTTAACGACAAATCCAATGACCGCCATTCATATTGCAACACGTTATATAACACAGTCCAACTATCAAACATATTGGGGGGTGTTGATGGGTAATTAGTAGGGAATGACGCGAAGTTAAACGTATAAAACTTGTCATAGAACTTATCGCCCGGATCGGTATGGATAGTATATTTATTCCCTTGTACGCCCGAGGTAAACCGCCCCGTAAACTTGATATTTACCTGCTGTGCTTGATCCGAAAAAGGCGCGGGAGGTACGGATGTTGCCGACATTGCACCCATACGCTCCCAATTCCAAATCGGATTACGGTCAGACGTATAGGGTTGGCACAGTTTGTTCACCCGTTCATCCTCTATCCAACTGCCTGCCAACGTATAGCCTGCATCTTGAAACATAGCCCGCAATATCCATGTAACTAAAAAGCATGGCGGGTAGTCTTGAAAAGAGGTGGTTGGTTCTGTGCTATAATCTAAATACCATTCCTGAATCCCTAAGATTTCGCGTCCTTCGGGTAAAGGTATAGTTGTAAATGATTGTGAAGATATGGGGACATATTCAGCCGTCGGCAGGTAGTTGGTCAGGTTTGGTGATGTCCATACGTTAGGTATGAAAAACTTACCATAACAAATGACGGGAAAGAAAATAGGCTTATCATAAATCAGTGGTGCTAATGGAGAAAGCCCACTATTCATTTCTTCGGTTGTACTAATGATCGTAGGTATGCCATCGAAAGGTACGTCCGGCAGGCTTTTAATGTCCCGTAATGACTTACCTTGCAGGATGGTTGATATTGTCCCCGTCTGTGCTACAATATAACATTCGATCGATTCATTAGTTACTTTTGATATGAATAGCCTACCTTCAATAATGGTAATCGAATCGGAATAAACAACCACCTCGCACGGTTGCAAAGTTGAATACTTACCCCGCTTTTCAAGTAACTGAAGATTGCCCAAAATTCGGCGGTTGTTTTCCGTCAATGGTAACTTAATCGTGTAAGTACGTTCACCTTTCCGATTAGCAGGTTCTTTGAAATCTGCCAACGACCGATACAGCCGAATCGGAAAATTCTTATCATTTGTATAATCGGCTTCCTGCCCATTGATTACGATAGTTACCTTGTTCACGCCGGTAAATAGTTACGATTAACGGTTAATTCAACGTCCAAAGATAGTGCATATTCGTCTAAATCCGATTGCCGTTCCCATGTTGCTTTAGTGATGCGCACCGCACGGGGCAGGAAGCTAATTAAATCCCGCGTCTCCCGTTCCAATGTTGGATCAATAATATATACGGATGTGGATTGAATCAAGTCCCGTAACCAATCGTAATGCACCTTATCCATCCACCCTGTATTATACGTATAAGTTACGGTCGTTTCGGTTGCGAACGTACCAACCTCACTTAATTTGCTGTAATCCGCTTGGCTATCGAATACCGTTTTGCGTGTCTCATGTTGTAAGGTACGTGCGTATTCAGAACGATTAGAATCTATGCGCTTAACAATCACACCGGACGGCGTTAAGGTATCGAAACCGCCAAGCGGATTGTAAAACATCAAAGTAGGGACTAATTCTGTGAACTGTTCTTCGTTCCGCAATTCATAACCCTGTGCTTGGGAGTATTGTGTTAATGTTGGTAGTGTACTTTGACCATACCACAACGTAACAAAGTAGGCTTTTAGGGTTTTGCCGAACGTAGTTTCAACAGAAGGTATATCAATAACACGTGGAGACACTTCGATACAACCCACGCATCCCCAAAAGTTACCGGGCGATTCGATTATATTCGCTAACGGAACTTCCTCTGTTGTGCAGTCTGTAAATTCATATGTTACACGTACTTGTAATTGATCTGTCAATGCATCGAAACGATCCCATACGAAATACAGGAACTCGTAAGCATCCCTACGAATCAGCTTCCGCTCCGGTTGATGGGTTAAAAAATAGACTTTTCGGCTAATCTGTTGCGTACCATCCCATCGCTTATAACGCCAACGTTGGTAAAATGATGAATATGTTTTGTCCGCGTTATATTCGTAGCGTTCCGATGCACGAATGCCCCAAAGGGTGTCTTTTACCTGCTCTGTATCGTAATTAAAGCCCCAATTTTCAGCCGGTACATATCTTAATACGCCGTTTTGTATGTACTTTTCATACACATTAAAGGCATATCGCACGATCATATCACTTGCGCGCTGAAAGTTAATGCCATAACCACTCCCCGAATTGCGAATGATTGGCGGATAGGGCTTTGAATAAGGCATTAGAGTCTCTGATAGGTTGAATAAAAAGCGGTTTTTGCCTCCATATTCCTTTTCCAATTCATCAACCTTAACGAAATCCGCCGATCCGTATGGCACAGGGGTACTGGGTGATAGAAAGAACTGTTTATTGGTATTGTTTTGATCTACAAACACCTCAATAACTACCGAATAATCCTGCACAGACTCCGCAAAGTTGCCCTCCTGCGCGTTCGTAACTGATGTGGAAAAACCTGCCCCTGCTTGTGATATGGTTAGATTAAAATTTGTCCCTGTATAGTTTGCCCGAATCTTTAGTGTTACGCCGTCAAATGTACAGGTGTATAAATCTTTCAGCGATGCGCTGTTATTAATCTGATATAACAACGATTGTAAGATGATCGATGGCGGTGTTGGGAACGCTGGCGATTGATTGGGCTTGGGATTAGTAGCAAATGTAAAACGAACACCATTAATGTCAATATAATAGCCGTCCACAATTTGAGAACCGTTATTCACCGATATTAACCCTTCTGCCTTAGTCGAATTGTTCAAAACTTCAGACTCGTATTCTAACCACACGGGCGAACCGATAGGTACAACTGAATGTGTGTCTATGTCGTGCTGAATATAGTTAGCAGGGTTTTGAATATTGACTAATGGCATATCGTTTATATTAAAGAGTTTTTACGGCTTTCTACGTTTCGATGGTCAACTTGATAACAAAGCATCATTAAGACTTCTGATATGGGAATATCTTGGATTTTAACTGCGTTAAGGATGTTGTTATCTGCGAGTGAATAGACGATGGTAAGCCATCCATATCTTTCGTACAGCTCTCGATGTCCTTCTCCGCCTCGATCATTAGTTGATTCAAAAGCAGGTGCAAATTTTGCTTTGAGGTCATCGAGAGCATTATAAAAAAATCCCGAACACCCATAATTACGCTCATAGGTAAGCGTTCAAATGCTTGCATTCGTTGGGGTTTCTTGGTCAAAACATCGGCATAATCCTTGTCGTCCTTTTGCCAAAATAATCTACATATGATCGAAGGCAACATGTCAAAACCTCCAATTTCCCGCACGTCTTTTTCAATATCTATAAATTGACCCGTGCTAATACCAATGAGTGAAGGTAGCGCGCTGTACGTTTCGCCTTCAAATTCAAAGGATGTGATCGGATTTGGTGTTGGTTCTTTGCCTACCCATTCAGTTATGCCTTGTATGAACACAGCTACCGATAATGGCAGTGCGCGATACTCATAAAAGTCAATACCTATGATCTTGCAAAAGGTGTAATTCGGGTCTTCATCAACAAACATCATCGCATTAGCATAGTCCCGAAACGGAACTTCATGCCAACCTGTGCGAATATGATATTCTTTTCCATTATGCGATACGATTTCCATTGATCTTGCCTTTATAGATTAATGAACTTTCATCAATTACAGCATAAGACGTACCGACTCCCCAAATGCCCTCCGCTATCTTGCAAATATCCCAAATCATATCCATATCCGTTGCTAATTCCGTTACTTGACAGCCCGCCGATGACCGCCCAACCCGTTCCGCTTTTTGTCCTTGAAATGAACGATGCACTAAAATCCCTGCGTCCATGTTTTGTAGGGTGCGTTTATCCATGTCCAATACGTTATCGCGGTTCATATCACGATAAACCCATACCCTTGTACGAGGGATTAATGCTTTTGTGCCTTTGAAATATCCACATTGCCAAAGATTGCGATAATAACCATCCGCCAATATGGCACTACCTCCCTTTATTGCTTCGGGGAAAACAGGATTTTTCAAATGATCCAATCCGGGATCGGCTGTTGCGGGGAACAAATGTAACTGCCATGTATTATCTTTCTTAAATAATAAGTACATCACATCATCAAACGAATCTGCGACCCTATTTGATGCGCGCACGATACCAAAGTTTAGATTATAATTACCCTTCTCAAAAACAGGATAACCTAAGTTGTTAAGTGTATCGGTGATGACTTTTTGTGTCAGGTTATACAATAGTTGGTGATTCATTGGTGGTTGCTGTTGATGTGAATGGTGATGGTGGTGGCAAAAACTGCGTAGGAGTGTCTGCGTCCGGGTGCGTAATGGGTTCTAATCCCGCCTTGATGCGTTGTTCATTGATAGTCATGTATCCTTGCCCGTATGTTGGTAGGGATGATTTACTAAACAACTGCATCGTTCCCAACTGCACGTCCGAATATAATCCATTGATTGACAAAATTATATTCATTTGATCGGTTATTTCGCGCTGGTATCCTTTGATGATCGTATTGTAATACAATTCATATTCCGCCGCCGTCCTATTTTCGTCAATACCTATGCCACCCGAAACAGCAATACCTGCCAAAGAGGGGGACGTCAATTGATGTGCTGAAATGATCCTTTGTATCGTGCTTTCAGCAACATTCAAATAAATATCCGCATTACCGGTGGTGCTAAAAGGCGTTACCTGTGCTTGTTGTATATTGTTCCCATCCCCAATTTGTGCACCCTTCAGTAACAAGATACGCCCCGCGTTAGTTGGTGATGAATACTTATCCTCTAATTCCTGTGCAATTAATCGCATCTCTTCATCCGAAGGATTATCCGGCAGGGCAATAACAACAGACGGCACAAAGCCAGTCTTTACGTTATTGGCATTAAATAGAGATATAGCAATATCCGTTTCAATGTCTTTAATTCCGCCGAAATAATCCGGCACGGGGTAATAATCACATAAGGGAGTATATCTATGCCAATACAATAAGGAGGTTTTGTCAATATGCTTAACCTCTAATGTGCGGTCAAATGAATTGATATAATATGGCTTATCTTTTGATTGAAGCCCATATTGGTCAGGGATGTAATCATATGACAAATAGCCAACCCCCCATTTGCCCGCAATCCAAAAGCCATCGCATTCACCTGTTAGCGCATCCGGCTGGTTACGACGTATCTTATGAAAAGGAACATGTTTAACGGAGTGTATTTTTGTACCCAAAACATTCCACCGAATTTCCCACGCAAACCCTCCGAAGGTTACGAGATCAAGCGCGGAACGCCTTAGTAATTCGTATGAATCGTAATCCTCGTTGATATGTTGCAGGAATAACTTAGTATTGGGTTCAGATTTCGGTATGATAAACCCATCCGACGCAATCATCCGTGTTTTCATTTCCAAAATGGAATTATGAATAGATGACCGCCGTAACTCTAAGATGTGTTGCGGATATAGGTTATCATAGCGGTAACGATCATATGTTAACCATTTATCGGATGATGTACCCGTTCGGTTCGCAGGTATTTGTGAACCTAAGTTTACAGCAACAACACGATTCGTTATCTGCTGAATATTTGAGGGCAGGGGTTGTTGTGATCGCTTTGCCATACGCGCAAATATACGAATTAATAAGTTTTGGCAACAATATACCATTCATCCATAGCTGCCGAAAACTCCAACGTTACACAGCCGTAATCTCCGGGTACTTGAATAGTCGGGTTGCCGTTTATATTTTTACCATTGCCGTTTACTGTTGTGAAGTTTAAAGTCCCTGCAAATCTTGATATGATTTTATGTGTTTCTCCGTCAAAAGGGGCAGAAGGTAAGTTTTGTGTTGTTGATGCTACTATTACAATAATTCGATGAACAAAGTTAGGGATAGTCCCTGACCCCGAGATTATATTTTCAGAGGTAATAAGGATACCCTCTTTTATCTCCAAAGACGGTACATAGGTAGTATATTCCCGCAATTTAGTCAATCCGTGCGATGCCTTGTAGCCCAATACCACCGCCGATTCGGCAGGTACAGTTTGGGCAATCGCCAATCCCGTGCATCCAATAAATGCACTGCTTGTTATATTATCACTTAGCGTTAACGTCGTATTTTTGCATCCGACTAACGCAAATGAATTAAGGTTGTTATCGTTCGTATCAATTTCGCAATTATCACATGCTAACATATTTACAGCATACATACTGCTAAAGTGCAATATGCTTGTTTGCTGAATCGTGCAATTAAAGCACGATTGCATAGAAACAAGATTACATAGCTGTGAGTATGTTGTTATTGATGCGCCGTGTGATTTGATTGTGCTTGACTGCGTTGCGGTCATTTCGGTATTCGTAGCCCCGCGAATCACCGAATTTTGAGACGATGATATGTGGCAACGTTCGCTTCGCTTAACCGCAACACCCGACGAATACGTCCGAATCTCTGAACTCAAGGACGACTCAATCAAACAATTATTGCTAACATTCGTAGCCGACGATGTGAACAAACAAGAAGTAGAACCTATGATCGCGCACCGAGAACCGTAGTTAACTTGCGAATTTTGGGAGGCAGATATGAAATTATAATCAATGCTTTGGCTGATACTACAATTCTTAACCGCCACCAAACTCGAAAATCCCGCCCCTAAATCAGATGTTGATTTATTTATAACACCTTGATCTGATGCAATAATTACCGCCCCTCCGATCTGCGAATCAAGTACGATATTACAGCGATACGTTCCCAATAAAGCATTGTAACCTTTGTACGGATTCCCAAGCGTTGGTACGGAATGGTTGACGAAAACAGGTGTAACATTATCCGTACCCGATGCCAAAGCAACAGAGGCATTTGCATTAATATCAAACACTGCCGTACCCTTAAATATGGACGCATATAAGATACAAACATTACCAACCGTTGGCGGGGAAATAGGTTCACCATACATGATTGTTGACCATGTAGCATCATTCATTCGCGTGAAAGTATTTTCCACCCAATCGCCCGCCGTATCGTCCCAACGTATGGTGCTAAAATTAACTGTCCCTGCCGGTATCGGTTCACCACCGCCCCCTCCACAGGGCGCAAGGCACACTTGTGCACCATTCCAATACAAGTCCCCGCTTACATTGTATAATTTATCCGTAACCGTAACGGGTGCAGATGGGAACGATACTACTTGTATTCCTTCATTTGCAGAAAAGCGAATCAAATCGGTTGACGTTACCTCTAATCCAAAGTCCCCCGTAATCGTACCCACCTTCAGCGTTGCCGAACCCGTCCCATCCGTGATGCTCAATAGCATAGAGGGATCAGACTCTAATAACTGCATACTTACATTATTAGACCCGCCGTTATTTACTTGAAATGCTATTGAATTGTTGGTTACTAAAGATGAATTGGTTTGCTCCAATATCAAAATATTAGTAGCATCCCATTCTGAATTAACATTGTCCCATCTTAACGTTTGCCCCTCTATCGTACCGTCCGGCACACAACAATCTTGCACGGGTTGATTATTCACATTACCCGCATCATCCACAATAACTAAACCGATTAACAATTGTGCTGATGTAAGTGTCGGAGAAACAGGCGAAACCGCGTCCGTCCCCGAAACTAAAGCGATTGTCCCCGTCGGCGGTGTTAAATCATCAACCGCCACGACCGCATCAATCCGAGAAAGTCCCGCACCGGCACTCGGAATAACAAACGAACCCGCGCCCGCGTTGTATAAACGATTGTTTATTTGATAAACACCTGCCGTGTAGTTAACAATATTCAAACCCGGCGAAAGAACTAAACCCGAATTGATTTGATCGGGGAAGTTGGGGATACTGACATTAAAGAAGCCCCCGCCAAATTTCAGAAATTGAATATTGTTCCCATTTACCGCGCCGGATACGACTTGCTCATTCGCGTTATTGTCGAATTTATCATATAAATCTTGGAACGTATCCTGTCCCGCGCCGTCATTTAACAATTGAACAGCCATATATTAATCGTTTAAGAAATTTCCGTTAAAATCAAATATGTAACAATTGCGCAATGGAAATACGTTTACGTCCCCTTCGGGGTCTTGGTCTGCACAAACAGTTGATCCCGTGATGTTAATGCCGGGAGTCAATTCGTCGCCTTCCACAAACACAGATGACACTCTTTTCAAATGCCATCGGTTGGTATCAATCAACTTAAATGTATAGCCATTGCCCCCCGAAACTTGTTGCCCTGTCGTCCCTTTAATTTCGCGTATGCGAACGGGTGTTGTTTCACCCATAAACCAATATTGTCCGTACCCATCTTTAAGTATAGCTATTAATGGGCGTTGTGATAAACGCAGGAACGCGTTTCTGTTTTCTTGCGAAACGAAAGACACAGCAGAATTTAGTGTATGAACGAACCGTACTCCATTGGAATCCCGCTGTTCTTCTAACGTTAATTCAGACACATATCTATTGATACAAAGTTCAAACCATGTGCCCGCTGAATTAACGATGGTTTGAATAATATCGTTTGCATCGGTACATACATGAGAGTAAAAATCTCGGTCTGTGATGTAGCATGCTGTAATTCCACCAGCAACAGCTGGGGGACAACATATGAAGGTAGGGTATTCGTATGCTCTGGCATCTGTGTTTGGTGGTGGAACGGTTGTTGGTTCATCGATAACAGGACTTTCGGGGGGGACTTCGGGCGTTGGGATACAACACCCCTGCACAATTGTCTCATAATCCAAGCCAATATTTGTAATCGAACCGACATATATACATGCTAATTGAAGTCCATCGCAAATATCAATAGCAGGCAGTCGCGCAGTCCAAGCGTCAATGCTTGTAACCACTTCCATAACACCATTACCTAAGTGCGTTACCGTGCCATTATAAAAAGGCAACCAACGTACATCCGTTATGGTTTGCGCCCATCCGTCGTAAAACTCATTTTCAGTAGCATATGATTTAACGGACAGACCTAAATAGTAAAATGCGCCGGTCGAAAATTGGCAATTCGGAGGCTCTCCCGGACTACCAATAGGATCAATCGCATAACGGTAATCCGTTCCACTCGCACCGAAAACAACTCCGTTATTTATGAATCTAAATCGAAATATGTGTGTATTGGGCGGGTATTGGGAACAATCTATTTCATCGAGTCCGGGCGGAAACGGCTCGCATTCAATAATAAACGTGTCCCTTGTTTCATCCCATTGTACCGTTGAACCCTTATTATCATATACATAAACAGGATCACCGCAACAAGCCTCGTCAATATCAAAGGTTATTGTTATGGTTCTATCAAAAACAGTAGCAATGAGGTTTCTATTATTTCTTGCATCAACTAACGTAGGATCAGTACAACCACCATTGAGCGCGGTGGCGATTCGGCTTGCGGTGTCTTGCGGATTTACCCCCTGTATATAGTTGAAAAGCCCGCCACATGTAGCTAAGTTAAGTTCAAAACCACATGAATCAGGATCACCTATTTGTATGAATGAAGCAGTAGGGTTTGAAAACGGGACTGCAATACTTACCGACGCTCTTATCATAAATCACCTGCTATAATGTACGAATCCTCATGAATAGGCAAAGGTTCGGGATCAATAAAGACGGCAGAATCGGCATAGCGCACATAATAATGTGTAGGTGCTTCGTCTAAATAAACAATTCCTGCGTCTCTATCTTCATCTGTTTTCGTATCCGTAACCTCAAAAGAAACTTGCCAAGCGTTGACTAATAATTCAACGTCTGCTATCACATATGTTTTCTTTTTAGTATTAATATCCTCAAAATAAATGCAACAAAAGGGATTTGTAAAAAGAGGCTTTTCACAATCCCTGTAAATAATGATGATATTAATCTTGTTACGGTACAATGATTCCATGTTCCAAAAAAGGGGTAGTTGTTAGCCACCCCTTTATATTATTATTTATATGCAGATATTAAGGTACAAGCAATCCGTTAATCACCGATTCAATTGTGGTAGGCGCGTTTGGGAGTAATTCAGCGTAAACGGGTGCAGACTCTGCGCCCAAGAGCGTGAAGTTCCAACCCGAAAAATCACCTTCCGCCTGCCCAAACGTTGCGCCTGTGTCGTTATCCGAAACGAGGTCCAACCCGTTTCCACCACCTACAATATAAGTAGTGTTTTCGCCAAGTGTTCCCGTGTTCAATCCTTTACCTTGTATGATCGCAACTACACGCGCGCCGACCATTTCGTTAAAGAAATTAATCATTGCTTGCCCGTGCAAATCTACCGAAAATCGCACCATCGGACGGGCAAAAGATGCTCCCGTTGTCCGCAAACCCTCTATTAATCCTGTGAATCCCGCCGTCTGGGGCTTAAATTCACACTTATAAAGGATGGGCGTAACGGCTACCAAGTTCGTGATGGGTGCGGTTGGGGATGCACGCGTGATCGTGAGGTTTGTTGTATCCTTCCAATCATCAAAGTTCATAATCCACAAACGCGAAACCCCGCCCGGTTCTAAGGGACGACAGCCCCTAACCAATCCTGCTGTTATTTCACAAGTCATGTTTATTCGTTCTCCTGTTTAAGATTAAGCCTGCGCCCAAAGGGTGATATATTCAGGGTTATATATTTGCGTACCTAAAACAAAAGCCATCTTATAGTTAAGATAGTCTTCCATGCGCGGGCGCGCATCTTCTACGCGAACTTGCCCAAAATCACTGACCAAGTCCGTGCCGATAAACAGATTTTCACGGAACGTAAAGAACATACGATCGTCTGTAATACCGTGCGATGCTTTGATCGGAATGCCATGCACAGACAAATTACCAGAACCATCACGCGTGATGGCAGGATAGTTTACGTTAGGTTGAGTTAAGGCTATGTTGATAAGATTCAACGTCTTTGCCGAAACACCCAAGTATAACTGATTTTTGAGGGATGGTTTAAGGAATATTTGTTGATTAATCAACGCATATAATCCATTGATCTCATCCAATACGTTCGTAACCGTAAGCGCGGGACGACCAGCATACAGCGTAGCACCCGTAACCTCATTATCCATAATCGTTAACAAACCATCAAACAATGTTAATGGGTTCAATGGGTTTGCGGGTAACGCACTGTTAGCCTGCCATACATACACCTCCAATTGCTCTGCTGTTTTTTCAACTAAGATACGTTGGATGTATTCTTCAAGTGTTGGATTATCTCCATTGTGCGCACCCGGACGCGATTTATAATTACCCGCCTCGTCAAATAAATAGTTTAAGGTATCGAAACAGATTTGACCCTCATTCTTTAATTTGACAGCAGTAATTAAACGTTCGTCAAGTGTCCATGTTACGGTTGGCGTGAAGTCGCAATTATATTCTTTGATCGCGTTCGTAATATCTAACGTAGGGAGGTGCATTGTTCTTTTTACATCCTCAATCAGATACGCCATTTGGTTCTCAATCGAGAACATACTGAGAAAGGAATTCATTAATATCCTTTCTCCCCATACTTTCCCGTAATTCGCGGGATTAACAACTAAAGCCATTTATGAGTTAGTTTATTGTTGTTCTTATTTAGATACTTTTTTTGCGTTTCGTTCGGCAACAATCGCATGGAACATCTCACGGCGTTGCTTTTCCGGATCATTGCTTCTCATGGATTTTTGCGATTCCATGTGTTGTGTTGCTTTTGCGTTGCCCGTCCACTTTGCACCCGGCACAGCGGATAAGGCTTGCGACATCTTTTCAATTTGAGACTCCATCGCCTCCTTATCGCACTTGAATTGCTCGCGCATTTCTTCGGTAGCGGTCTGCATACCTTCAACAATGCCAAGCACTTTCATAAGTGCCTCTTTGAGACTTTCGATTTCAGACATTTCGGTATTTTCAGCAGGCTTTTCGGTTCCCATTTCAGCCTCTTTCTGCCGTTTTTCAGCCAACTTGCCACCCGAAACAACCAAAATATCCCCCGAATCCGTCATGTGTTCGCCATCAGGCGCAACACCCGTCGAACCATCCTCCGCAACAACAAAGACTTCGCCTGTCGCAGAATCAACATAAATACCTGTGCCGTCTTCTAAACGATAGTTTGGTTGAACAGCCATTTGTTGCTCCATTTCTTCGACTAATTCGGCTTCACCTGCCGTTACTTCCAACTTTTTACCGTCTTCTGTAATGTACTCGCCGTCAGTCAGGGGTTCTGTAACGCCGTCTTCGGCACACAACACTCTTGCCTTACCTGTTTTGTCGATCGTAACGCTAAGTTTTTCCGTCCAATTTCTTCCGCCGAGCGCGAAGCCTTCGGGACGGATAATCGTAACGGATTGCGTAGCGGTCAGTTGAACACGTTTTTGATTCTTATTATCCTTAGACATAAGAACACGGTCAACTCTTTTCATTAACTTGTTTACTTGCGCTTCAAAACGCTTTGCAATATCTTCTGCTACACTCATTTCATCTTGATTTGATAGTTTAATATGATTGAAAGCACCCTCTAATGAGAATCCTTTTACTAAACCCGATTCCACTAATTTCTCCCATTGTCCCGCGTCCTCTACCTTAACACCAATGCACCACGTACCAACGGGCAAATCCATATCCAATCCAACCGCCTTTGATTTGTCGTTATTTTTATCTCGTATGATCCAACTTTCAGCTACAAAACCCGTAATGGGTTCATTAGAATGCTCGAGATTTAGGTTGAGTTGTTTACCTGTTTTAACGAACTTATAAGCTACATTCTGAATCGTATCGGCACTTGCTTTAATGTAATACTCCACACCGTCATCATTACGATAGATCGGTTGTTCGGGTATCAATACAGCACCGTACAACATTTGTTCAGCTAATACGACTTTGCGGACGGGTTCATTTTCCGCGAGAGCAACGAACCCTACACGGATAGCGGGCGTTGCAACCAAGCTGATTGCATCAACCCCCAACTCATCATCTCCGTCAATTGTTAAGTCGTAAACAGGTAACATAATAACGTAATTGATACAAAATTAAAACCACATAAAACAATTATCAATATGTGAGTAGCGATATGTAATAGTGTGTAATGATGTGTAACGTTCTAAGTATTTTTAACTAAATGCGTTTATGTGAATACCGATTCTTTCGTATATTTTTGCAACATGAAACTGATTCCAAAACGCGATGTATCGCAAGGTAAACGACAGTTCTTTCATCGGTATGTTCACACGAATAAACCTTTGATGCAAAAACTATCGGACGCTGGTTATTCAGTTCATCAAAAGCAACTGAAGCCCGCGCAGGTCAAGATCATTGAACAGCATTTCAACAACGGAGAATGATATTTACGAGGGGACAGCAATTAGATATTACGTTTTATGATGTTGGCATGAAGGCTAATATCATACAGCTATCGCAATCGCTGGGCATCCGCAAAGTCAAACTATCTCGTCCGCCTTCGATTCTGTACATTGATCCCCGCGTCAAGTTAGACACATCTAAATTAGACCTCATAAAGAACCAAATCCGTGAACGTATATTTGTATTAGGGTGGAACGCGTCAGGGGAACAAACATTGCCCGCATTATCATATGAAAGCCCGCGCGGGCTTTATCGGTATTTGACAGGTACGTTATTTAATTCCTTACGCGTGTACACGATTGGAAACGATCAATTAGCAATGGAGTTCCGCTATCCGGAAGTGATCTTAGCAACATTAGAAGATAGATATGGGCTTACCTTCCAATGGTCGGATTATGAAATTGCGTTCGTAGATAAATTACAATCTGATGAAGCAACCCGAATCGGCATCCCGCCATTAGGCGAAACTTCACGCGCGGAACGCATAGCCGGACTTGTTGACCCTGATGCGTTACGGATATTGCAAGAAAGGGATAGTAAGCGTGCAAAATCGTTAGAAGAAGAGCGCAAACGTTTGCAGGATGAAAAGGAAGCATACGAAAACGCGAAGAAAGCGCGTGAAGAGTCCGACGAGCGGAACACGAGGGAGCGTAGTGAACGTGATCGCACGGCATCGCCCGTATTAAGCCAAACCCATGAAGTACGCTACGATCCACGCGCGCCTCTTGATATATTGGATTATACAGATTTAGAGAATCGCATTAAAGGCAGGATTCGGAATTTAGGTTTAGACGCAAGCGATAGCCTAATCCCTGCCCGTTATCGTGAGGATATTATAGACTACCGTACGATTCAATCTATCAAGATAACTAAGCCAACGGCAGGGACTTTACGAATGAAAGTTATCTATTATGATGATGACGTAATTCGTGCAGAGAATCAAGCAGGTGCGGTTTATGACTTTGCGCCTTCTGATATTGCGTACATAGATTCGATCGTTACGCGTAAATTGAATATGAAAAACTTAACTAAAAACATTGATACCCAAAAAGTTAACTAATGGAATCAGTTACATATAGCAGGGCTGACATAACTTTTGACGGGGCTACACTATCTAACATGTGGGCAATCGTCAAAGCGGGTGTTCAAGTTGAAATATTTGTCAAAGGCGAAGAGGTAAAGATTCGTAAGACAAGCGATAATACCCTTTACATCTTTGACGAAGAAACACGGGTTTATATTACCTACCCTAATCCCGCTTTAATGCCTGCCGATTTGGCGTTGATTAATGGTTGGGTAAGTGTGGCGGGTGGTGGAGGCGCATCGGAAGCGACATTGCAGGATATACTTGATAATCAAACCAACGGCAGTCAGGTAGCGCAAGTAACAGGAAGTATTACGGCAACAACCGTTAATACGTCCTATGCGGTTCGCTCGGATAGTGCATCGGCTACGATAACATATGTCGGAAAGGCTGAAATCGGCAGTAACGAAAGTTCGCCCGTCTGGCAAATTATGCGCATAACTTCGGGCGTTTCGGGTGAAACGATTGAATACGCCGGCACGGGTCTATTCGATCAGGTTTGGGCAAATAGAGCATCATTAACTTACGCATAGTTATGGGAAAAGGTAAATCATATATCGACTTAATTACGGGTGATGTACTATTGCTCAAAGATTTGGGTTTAGAATCCTATCCCGGTTTCCCACTTGAAGAAAACTTTGTAACTTCTTTGACGGGTGCGGATATTCCTATGTTCAACACGGCAACGGGTGGCGCGCCGTCCCCCACACAAGGCACGCCGGAATTCAATCACGATGGCATCCGTCGCCTTTTGACCGGCAGTAGTATAAACGTAGGACAGTGCATTGATTCGCTAGCCGGTGCGGTTGGCGGGGGTGGTATTAACATTTCGCGCTGTGTTGCAGAGGTGGTCTGGCAGATGAAAGCGATTGCTCCAAGCCCCACGTTTTCGGGGACAAACAGCCAAATGGCATGTTTTGGATGGGCAAACACAAATTCATTTACACCTGCGTTTGCGATGTTTTGGTACTTTGACTATGCAGGTTTCGGGAACTCAAATCAATGGCGGTTTCGGGTGATTGGAACGGGCGGAACATATAATCTTAATACGGGCGTGGAATGGTCAACATCGGTAGATCGGTGGCACACCTTCGGGATTCGGATTTATACGGGCGCGCCCTTTGCGGCAAATCAACGCATTGAAATATATGCTGGCATAGAAGGCGTGCAGGATTATATCTTAATCAACACCATCACGGAAGCTATGTTATTGGGTTCGGGCGTTACTTTCCCTGCGAACGGCGTTCCGAATTTTAATCTCGTTTTCGGTAACCGTAAGCCGGCTGGCACTACTGTACAGCGTGAACTAAGATCGGACTATATTTACATTGATAAAAGTATCGTATAATGGCATTAGATTTTTTACTTGAAACGCGCAGTACGGTCGCGAAATCCAAAATCACAGCGGGGACTCCGGCAGATTTGAAAATTGATTTTTTAGGCTCGGGGGTTAAGTTTGCAGACCCGTCCGACTTTTCAAAATGGAGTTTGCAACTTATTGTAAGCAATATTCATATACACGGTATTGAATACGATATTCAGTACGATACAGCTGGCATGTTGGTCAATGGTTGTGAGTTCCTTGTTCCTGAAGAATGGCATCAATACTTACCTGTGTTCAATATACCGGACGCGGGTGATACGATAATTTCCCTACCCTCCGCCGGGCTTGTTATGACATCCGATACACAATTTATTTCCGGTGTGTCATATGTACTTAAGAAAGGCAGTGAATATTGGGTGCGATTGGTTGCGGGTTCAATGGTATCTGCAAAAAGATTCAAAGGTGGCGTTCGCTGGCTTAGTGAAACTAATTACGTAACAGCTTAATATATGATCTCTTTAGACTACATAACAACGAAAGGAATGTACAGGCTTTTGGAAGTTGCGCCCTATGGCGGGATTGCGGGGTTTTTTCTCGCGCTGTTTGAGAAATACGTGTTTGCGGATTGGGAGTTTCTCGGATTCCTTTTTGTGCTATCAGTAACCGATACAATGCTTGGAATGTACTTTGCATGGAAAGAACATAAGTTCAGCAGTCAGGGGTATAAGCGGGTATTCGGGAAAATGATCGTTTATTCTGCCTTAATTATCCTTTGCCACGTATTACAACATATTCCTATATCAGGCATTGGACAGACGGTTTTTAGCATCGTGAAATACGGTATTTATTGCAGTCTCATTATCAATGAAACCGTATCAATCCTTACGAATGCAGGAAAGTTGGGTTATGCTATTCCCGCATGGATATTAAAACGACTGTCTGATTTTAACGAAAAGGGCGAATACATTAACAAGAAAGCAGATGATACAACTAATAACGCAGGCTGAATGGTATAACGAACTGCCCGTCTCGAATCAATTGGACTTCGGTTGGATTGGTAAGATGATCGAAAAAGCGCAGGTTCAGTATTTGAAACCTTGCTTGGGCGAGGCTTTATACACCGAGATAGAAACGCAATACGATACCGATACACTGACCCCTGCCAACGAGATTCTAAGAGACTTTCATATCAAACCTTTCTTAGCGTGGCGGTCGTATGCTGATTCGATTATCTATTTGTACGCACGCACGGAAGCCAAAGGGATACGGGTAAATACGGACGACACTTCAGAACCGCTGACGATCGGAGCATTAACGAAAATGCAACAAGAGACGGCGAATACTGCCGACTTTTACAAGATCACGATGTTGGATTATCTAAATGACAATAAAGACGATTATCCTGCCTACGAATTTCATTGCAAGCAAGGATGTCGCAAAACAGATTCAGGAATTTACACAGGTTGGAGAAACGAATTATCACGCTTAATATGAAAAACTACGAATTAATTAACGCACTCATCGAAGCGCGTGGATATGAATCCTATTACGAGAAAAACGTAGTCTCGCAAGGATTGAATTATGCGCATATCATTTGCGCAGAAAAGCATGGTTCAACACATGCTAATACAACGCTAAATAAAACAGCGTTGGTAAAGCCGGAATACGACGTATTTGTCCTAAACAATTCGGGGCAGAACGTTCCTACATTCCTAAACCATATCGCAACGTCTTTGAAGTACGTTAAAAAAGGTGGTGTCCTCATCATCCCGAAAGTTGATTGTCCGAATGAACTCTTGTCCGCAGATTGGAATATTTCCCGCAACGGCACAAACCATCGGGGCAGTATTTGGAAGGCATGGTGGTCATTTTTACCCAAGATTTCGGAAACGTGTGGATACTACACCGTATTAACCGACGTTTCAATGGGCGTAATTGACTTGCGTACCGCACCGGCAGGATTAGAATTACCCGAATGCACGGACAAAACCACATGGGTTGACTTTTGGAGCAACCGTGATACGGTGTTGCGTCCGATAACCGTTGATTCGTTCCTATCTTTCGCGCAAGGGCAGGCAGATTTAGTTACCACGACCCTCGATAATGAGGTTGCGATCACTGAATCTAAGCCAAAGCGCAAGAAAAAAGCAGTAACTGAAGAAGAAACGGGCGATCCTACCTGAACATCCGCCCAAAGAAAACTCTTTGAATCGGTGATATTGCCAAATGAATACAACCGTTACGCTATCACTGACCAAATAAAACAACTATATTACGACCTGACAGGCAAATGGCACATCGCAGGGTGCGCTAAGATCACTTGTCAGACTGATAATAAGTTCAAATGGCTGAAGAAACAATATGAAAAGCAGTAAAGAGGATGGAATTAGTAGACTTCGCGCGCTGGATGTAAACGAAATCGGACAGCGCGCGAGGGTACATTCCAAAAAACATAAGGATAAGATCATATCTTTTCTTTTGCGCTTAGAAGCAGGGGAAGACTATGATGCACTGAAGCTCGAATTAGATGTCAACGAGGCAAGGCTGTGTAATTACATCCTTCGCTACCCCTATATCCGTGCGTTATATCAAAGTATCATCCTTGATCCCAATGCCAATATCATCGCATTGCTGGAATTTAGGATGTTACGTGAGATTATGCGCATGAAAGAGACGACCGAAACAAGATGCTATAAAGTAGATGAAAAGGGCAATAAAATTTTGGTTAGGGTTGATAAAACGATCAAAGATTCTAAGCTGAAATTGGGGGACATATTACAAGTGTTGCAAACGTTAGCCCCCGAAAAATGGAAAGGTCAAACATTAGAATCATTAGCGGACAGTTTATATGATGGCATCCCGTCAAATACAGTCGTACCACCCCCACTCTGGGCAAATACGACTTCATATGTGGATGAAACAATACCCACAGGTGAAGTATTGGGTAATGAAAACTCCCCGGCAGTGGGGCAAGAGCCTATTTCTGATTAACCATGCTTTAATATACCTATCCAATAACCCAAATAAATTGGTATGGTACGTCATGCCGTCATGGTCGCAATGCAAATCCATATGGAATAAGTACATCGTACCGATTATGACCAAGCGAGGGGTAAGGCTTATTAAGAAAGCGAATAGCTCCGACTTGCGGGTTGAATTAATCAATGGTAGTGTATTGGAATTTAAGACGGCAGAGAACTTTGAAAAGTTACGGGGTGCTACTTTGCACGGATTGATATGCGATGAGTTCGCTTTCTTTCGGGAAGGTGCTTATGAATTGGCATTAGAACCTATGTTGTTACAACATGGCGAATGGGTGATATTCAATTCAACACCCAAAGGTAAGAATAAGTTTTACGAGTTCTATCAACGGGGTGTTTTCGGTAGTCCAACCTACGATCCCCGCTGGGGTTCATTTGAATCAACGGTTGAGGAAACGGGCATTGCGAATTACATTGAGGAGGTCTATGCCAAGCGATCACAACTCCCTGAAGCCTATTACCGGCAAGAGTATTTAGGTGAGTTCATAGATAACGGTGGTTCGGTGTTCACGAATCTAACGAATGCCTTTACCCTACATGACTTTGCACCGCTTGGCAAGAAACACTATGCCGGCGTGGACATCGGCAAAGGCAACGATAGGACAGTTATCACAGTGTTGAATGAAAAAGGGCAGTGCGTATTTTGGAAACGCTTTGAAATTGAGGAGCAAAAGGACGGCGTAGAAATGGCGCAACTTATAGCCAACTATTTGAATGATATTCCCAACCTGCGGTGCTTATGGGAGACTAATTTCGATCCGTCGGTTTTTGATATGGTCAGGCGTAAAGCAAAAAAAGCGAACTTGATTAAGTTCACTACGAGCAATGATTCCAAAAACAATATTATATCGAAACTAAATGCGTCCTTATCTTTGGGGACTGTGGCATTGCCGACTTTTGCGAAAGAGATTGAGGAGGAATTAATATCGTATGAGATGAACCTATCCACTGTCCGCCGTCTGCCCACCTACAATGCCCCGTCCGGGATGCACGATGACTGTGTAATGTCGTTGGCATTGGCTAATCATATTTACATGAACTACGAAAAGCCGATAAAATAAATGTGCCAACGATCTTGCATCTCAACTCCACCATAGTATCATTAAGACTCCGCTCCGCCTTAGTCGGTTGCGGGGTTGTGTCTAATCTCAACTCCACCATAGTATCATTAAGACTTTTTTTCTAATTGTGATATTTGCTGTTCATCCTCTATCTCAACTCCACCATAGTATCATTAAGACATCGTTAATACATTCGCGTTTCTTTCTTTAAGGTAATCTCAACTCCACCATAGTATCATTAAGACCTTAGTATTGCCTTTGAATTGTTACCCGAATTAAGAGATCTCAACTCCACCATAGTATCATTAAGACAACTGTTTAGCACAATTATTGATGTGAGAAAATTATATCTCAACTCCACCATAGTATCATTAAGACAATAGCGAACCTTGTAAAAGTCTCCGCCGTGTTTACATCTCAACTCCACCATAGTATCATTAAGACTTTTCGGGTTGGTGGATTCGGGTTTGATGCTCGACGATCTCAACTCCACCATAGTATCATTAAGACTCTGTAATGCCGTCGAAATCTTGCTTTCGATGTATTAT